CACGAGGTTTTTTAGACCGGATGTCAATCCAAGTGTAATCCTCCAACCAAATACTGGTTGAAGCCGGAGATACACCTACGCGTTGTCGATTTCGACGACTAACGGTAAATAAACTACCTCCAGAACCAGCATCGATGATTGATGTATTCCACCAACACCGATGTGAACTTAGGTCTTGTCCACGTAATGTTGCCATTAACTTCCGAAACAGGAATTTCTTACCTGTTTGAGGGATAGGATAACTTACAAGGCGTTTGAATCGCCATACACCATCCTTATACTTGGAAAAAGGATAAGGGGAGTGTATATAAGTATCAAATTCCTCTTCGGATAATGGACCCACAAAGCGTTTAAACTTCATGGGGATCCACCCATCTAGGAGTGAAACAACGTTAGAGTGGAAGATGCCGCGTCGCCATAGCCACCGCTGCAGACGATTTCTGTCTGAAAGCAGTTGCTTGATCGAAAGCGGAATCTCCGTTATGAAAATGGGCCTAATGTTCTGTCCATTAAACCAGTCGGTACCACACGATTCACGGATAGGACCTTGGAAAAAGGTCTTTCCCACGTTGGTTATAAAGCCGAAACGCTGTAAATAGCAAACTAACCCTCTAGCCAACCAGTCGGGGACAATTAAGTCATCCCCATACACGGCGAACTTGAACGTCGATTTGCCAACAAGCATTCGACCCACTGCCTTAATTATAGCAGTGAAGATCGCTGATTCAATCGCAAAAGTGAAACCATTTCCCATGGAGGAGATCTTATTATATACGATCTTTTCATCCTGGAAATCACCTTCCGGTGATCGGATGTGCATGAGATAGTCGAACCAATACGGAGGCAATAGAAGCTTTACTAACTCGACAGATATAGTATCTGACGCGGATTTCAAGTCTATTGTGGCATATGTATCGCCAATCCTATCAAGAGAAGCATATTGACTAAGCTTCTGATTGATCGTTTGATCATCAAGATCAACGCCGAATCGCTTTAAACGATTACGAATGTAACCGTCAACCCCAAGTTGTAACATGAGGTTTAACGTAGGTTCGATTGCGATGGTGCGCTCAGTACGAGCGTCCTTTGGTACGGTAGTTACACGGTTTCCTTTCACAGTTTCAAAAACATTAATCCAGAACACTTCCATATTTAACGGCATATGCATAGGGATTTCAAACACCCTACGATAGTCGTCTTGGAGTGCTCCAAACCAACGCTCATCATCTGTAATCAGTTGCCGGGCGTAGACTAGAGCCGCTTTAGTACAGGAGTATGGCCACTCTACATATTTGTGATACGTAGAAGTGTTACCATCTTGTGTACTTAGTGTGGACCCTGGACCATGTCTAGACCAATCACTAACCTTAACCCAGTCGGGAATTTGTCCCAACAGAGTCGCTAAAAAGCCCCTAGCATAAGTTAAAACAGCTAGGTCCCATGGGTTCTCCAGTTTTGTTAAAGACGAGATAGATTTATTAAATTTCTCGCACTGGATTTCAGCTTCCAGGAATTTACTCCTGGCGCTGTCGACACGTTGTTCTTTTTTTGTGTCGAACCTAAAACGCTTAAGCAGTGCTGAAACCTGGTAGCGTATGCCAATTACCTCGGCATTACTACCCTGACAAGAGGTGTTAATACTCTGTAAACCTCCCGCATCCACCAGAGCCAGCAGCCCTTCGACGTCACGATGTCTCACGACGCCGTCGAGCTGCAAAGAAAATGTTGGCTCTAAATGGGTGTTCAGATCGGTCTTTAGGGCAGCAAGAACTTTCCAGGCATAATCACCTGGTAAAGCCAAGCGGTAGTCAACCGCATTTAATGCTGTCTCCTTTTTACCCTTCTTAACTTTTTTCCTTGGAATTTTATTATATTCCATAACGTAATTCCTCCAGTTGCTGCGGCTATACATAAAGAAATAATATGTACAACCTCACGGATAAAGGTTAACATAACCTTGTACCTTGAAATAGCTGAGTGTTAAATATCACCCAGGTTATTCAAGGGTACCATGATAGCATCCTGGTCAAGCAGGTTTAACACTTCCTGGCGCAGAATCAATTGATCCGCTACAGGAACACCTGCCGGAATAGAGAAACTAACCTCGACGATCGCTGGCAATTTAACATTTTCGCCATTGACACCGACAACCGTAAAATCCTTAGTCCGCTTAAAAGCAGACTTCTGGGTACCGGGAAAATTTCCGGACGGCTTTGGATTATTAGCATACATTGCTAATACGTTCTGGTTAACCGCGCTGTGAGATGGGCCGATATAGGTGCTTTTCAGACCTTCTTCGCGATGTCTCGTAAAAACGTGGTTTTCGGTAGTACCGTTGTTTAATACATCGGTAGCTATTGTGATGGTGTTCGGCTGCATAGCAGTCCTCCTTCGTTACTTTCGGAATCCGTATTTTCGTTTCTGGAAGTTAGGATCTCTTCCGTCCATAAAAATACTAAGCCCCAGCTTGCATTCAGCTAGCTGATTGAGTATTGTTCCGATGTCAAGAATTTTTAACCAATCAAGATTTACTTGCCACATTGGTAAAGTGGGTCTCGTCGGGTCAGGAATTCTGTATTTATTAACTATAGTCTTTGTGTAATTACCAGAAATATTTAGAATATTCTCGTAGTTCCACGAACCATAATTAACACCAGACGTGACAGTCACAGACAGGGTAGTCATATCAGTAACGACTATCCAAGAGGCTAATGTGGAAATGCCAAAATTCGGCGTCCACATCGCAATCCATTTTCCTATATTAAAGAACCAATCAACAATGAAAGAAAAGGGTATAAGTTCCCAAATTCCTTCGATCGGTTCAGTTATACCCCAACGTCCTAAATTATTAGTGACGTCGAGTGTACATAGGACCCCACCACGTATCTCTACGTGTCTCGTCGCAGTTTGCGTTCCATATGCTTTAAACGAAGCAGGGTTGTCATAAACAACAACACCGCTTGTTTGTTGCACTGGGACATCATAGGTCCGATAAGACCGAAATGTCTGACGTTTCAAAATCGTTTTATTGACCAGAACGTCAACGTAACTCTGAGCCTCGAATACAAGAGGTCGGAGCGCATAGCGGTAATACAAATATAATTCCGCTAATGCTTTGGGCGAGAAGTTTTTACGGTACACTAGATCAAGCCTAGCTCTTCGGAGGTCACGATATAACTCAATGACCTTTTTGAAGAGACCGACTAGGCTCCCAATAGTATCTCGCATCTCACCAACAGAGGCGATAGTATCGTTTTGTTTAACCGATACGTTCGACCACATGTCAGTAACGGCCTGGCTGATCCTGGATTGTAAATCAAGCAGTCCGGGTTGTGAGGGTAGCGCCCATACTTGCACACCAGCTGCACTTCTTCCGAAGGCAGCCGTACCAGTACGGCGTGTTCCGTTAAAGGTGTAAGGAGCATTAGCGGATCGGTTTATCATACTTTGGTACAATGAACCACCGTTACGCTCGTTAGTAATTACCGAGCGCTCCATTGGGGAATTTACTATTCCCCCGCTACGCCTTATGCGGAGAAAATTGGGTGTAACACAATCGTGCATTTCTGCATCGATCCATCGTCTGTACATGTCCGGGGTAACCGTGGTAGTATTTACTACTCGCCACGGGTCACTTACGGTACCATTATACTCTCTCACTGTGTACGAGCCATCAGAGATGACTTCGATACCAGATTGAGAACGATGTTGATTGTAACACTCATATGGATTAATCATACATATAACCTCCTCTTTCGAGGCGATATATTATGATCCGCAACTAATGATGCCTCTCAGTCTCACTAGTCACGCTGCGCAACTATTTGCGCGTAGGCTCTAGGACAATTCCTAATACGGTTATCCCATCTAAGTCTTTCGACTACTGGGTCGTATATACGAGCCGGCTCCCTTAAG